CTGTAAATGAAGTGCCACCTTCTTGCCGCGTGACACTGATCAGTGCGGGATTCTTCAGGAACTCCTCCGTTTCGTCAATCCAGCCGGTGAGTAATCCCACCGTCTGCGGTCTGATGTCGTTCCACGAGAACCGCCGCAGTACTTCCACCGCTACACGTTTTGCAACCATGTTACGGATCACGCCACGATCGCTTTCGTTCGCAGCTACCAGCGGTGTCTCGTAGTAACGTGTGAGTCTGCCCTCCACATATCTCGACTCGCGATAGATCAATTCCCAGAGCCAATCCTCCGTCATAACTTCCGGCAACCCTTGTTCCGTGTCGACGGTGGACGAGAACTTGATCCGCCCTTGCAACCCCGACATGAGAATCTCTTCTACGTCCCGCTGGTTACACAGGGTCTCACAATGAATCGTGATATACTGCGTGTCCGACGTCAGCATATCAAATTGATTTGACGCGCCGAACGTAGCTGTGTGCCCCGGCCCCTTGCTCCAGTTGCTCGGATCGAGATGCTGATCCTGTTGGAGTCTACATAGCCAGTGGGGGGTTACGGCCATCGTGCTCTTCACGAACGGTATGCGTGACCACGTATAGCCAGACCCCTGCGTCATACGTACTGTGAAGAGTTCCCTCAGCTGCCGATAACCACCTGTGTCCGCACCGAAGGGAGCCGCCCCATTCATCTGTGCTTCGACGAATCCGTAGACAGTTGCCGGATCGCCGGTCAGCTCCAGATACAGGATCGCCGCCGTCTGCGTGACGCTCGTATCGGCTGTAACTATGAAGTCAACGTACACGTTCTGCCCCTCTCAGTTGCTGCCGTCCGACCCGTGAATCAACTTGATGAACACGGCTGGTCGCTTGAGCAAACTTGTCGCGAGCGTATCCTTCTGCTGCACTCCTGCTGTTGGGTCGACACGCGCCCGCAGATAGATACCGTGGATGTAGACCGCCGATGAATCCAACTCATTTGGATACACCGTTGTGTCGGTAATTGCCGTAGTATCCTTGCACGTCCACGTTATTCCATCCCACGACACATCGAAATAAATACTACCGTCCACCGAATCGTTGGCATGCTTCACCGTGACCACTGCCGCAGCCCTGCGCCACGGCCCGATCAAGATGGACATCGACGTATCCGGATCGGCTTTCGCCATGTAGAACGTATCGACACCGACTGCGGCCGTATGCGTAGAAGTTGACGCCTCATAATATGCATCCAGCGTCGAGTCCGCCGGTGTAATATATGAAAACGCAAACGTGTCCGCAGAGTCGACAGTGTAGAACGAATCCAGTATGTGCGCCCCCGACCGCCATACCGCTGAGTCGAGTGTCATCCCAAGAGTGTCGATGTACGAGCTATCAATTGTGGTATCTGCCCACGTTGAGTCTACGATACGCGGGTGCCAATACACCGTAATGATGGTATCGTAAAATGTGGTATCCGGTCCGGTCACAATAAACGAATCGGTGAGCGCCGAATCGACATACCACCAACTGAATGCCGTCTTGGTCCGCATCGGTTCATCTACCCACCGATCCGTGGGATGGTCTGCAGCCGTTACGAGCAGTGCACATAAGGCCGCAATCGCAATCAAGCCAAACTTTCTCACTTGTTCTTCTTCTCCTCAATGCGGTTGGCGTTATGTGCTACCTTATCCGCCTCGCGCTCGATTTTGCGCTGCTCAGTATCCGTGGGCGTATGGCCTGTGCGCCGCTCGTGTTCATTGCGCATGTGTTTCACGAACCGCTCATGCGTATTCCGCCAGTCTTTACTTGCCACCTGTCAATCCCGCCATGCTGCCGATCCCGGTCACGCCGCCCTTCTTGCGTGGTGCGAATCCGGCCTCTGCAAGTTTCTGCCGCAACTCGGCAGCGTCCCGTTCCTTCTTGCGCCACGCCGCGATTGCCTTGAGATAAGGGTCGCGGAACTTCGCGTAGCGGTCGGGTATCTCTGAAACTTCCCTGAATCCCTTCTTGCGTTTGCTGATCTCAACGAGCTGACCCCCACTGTGATTCTCCGACACGGGAATCATCACGATCTTCGGCCTGACCGTACCGTCAGCTTCTTGCACCACACTGTTCGCCCACAGCGGGTACTTGAAGATGGTGCGATCGACACCGCACAACACCGGCGGTGCCGGTTTCTTGTGCTGCGTGAATCGAATCCCTTCTTCGTCGACTTGCGGCAAGTCGTCTTTCGATTTCCTGCTCGTCTTCAGCATTTCACGCGCTTGATCACGGGCGGCTTTCATCTCGCCGATTTGTTCTTCCGGTAACACCTTCACTTCGTCCTTCGACATGGTTCCTCCGTTAAGCGAAACTGGGTGCCCCATTCAAAGCGGGCACCCATCCCCGCCCTACTTGTTTAGTAGTAATCCGTCTCGATCGGCACACCGGCCTTATCGTGAAGTTCGCCGACACCGAAGTCGGACGTCACGACCACTTCAGTCAACCGACCTGAAGCATCGCGCTGCAATTCGGTCCGCCCCAACCAGTGATAGGCCAAGCCCATCGCGTAGTTGGAAACCATCATGCATCCGATCCAGTTCGTGGTCGAATCCGCTGGGCATGCCGTGGTCACGTAAATCGGCACACCGTACAGGGTCGTCCAGTAGCCGTTCGTGGGATCGGCTTCCCCGAACGCTTCCGTGTTCAACGTAGCAACGTGCCCGGGCATACCGCCCGAAGATGTTACCGAGTTGATGAACATGTTCAACCGCAGATCATTTGCCTGCCGGGGATGCAAGAAGCACACCTTCGGCCCGATTGCGTTTGCCAGTTCCAGCGTATACAGTGCCGTCTGCAAATCCTCTTCCACCATCGGAGAACCGGACGTGCCAACCGCCGTGCTGCCGTTGAAGCTGGCGAACAACGCAGCCAGCGTATCCTCGATGTACCGTGCCGCATCGCGACCCAGCACCTGACCCACTCCGACAACCACATCATCACCGATGACATTACCGACACGCAGCTTGTCGCTGATGCCCGTCATCACACCGGCTTCCGATGCCGTCACAGCGTTCTGACCAGTGGACACGGCTTCCAGTGCGAGATCATCAATCTCGTTTACGGCCGCCATGCCAGTCGTCATTGCCGTCCAGATCGGGGATGACCACACGTGGCTTCCCGTTCCGGACATGTTTTTCGTCAGAGCAAACGGTGCAATTACAACCCGTAGCCCCAACTCTTCGCGTACCACCGCCTCAATTGCCTCTGCATAGACGAGATCGTCCGCAGTGGAGAGGATAGTGGCAGCAGCAAATTCACTCGCCATTCTCAGTTATCCTTCGTTGCTCGCGGTCCGGGTCGTACCCACGGTGTTTCCGATTGTGCCGTAACACGTGCGATCAGTCCCTTACCGCCGAGCTTGCGCACTTCTTCGCGAGTCATCTGCGACAGCGGCTTCGTCATCAGCTCACTGTCCACAGTATTCGCCCCGCGAATGGTGACATTGTTTGCGCCTGAACCACCACGTCTGCTGCCCGGCTCGACGAAATGCAGGTTCTCTTCCAAGAACGCTTTCACCCCATCCTTGACAGGCTTGCCGTCTGCGAAGCGCGGCGTACCTGCGGCATCGAGTTCGATCTTCGGTGTAAGAAGTACGACGACCTGATCGAGACTCTTCGGGATTACCCCGTGCTCGACTGCCGCCGATGCGACCGCCTGATTGATAGCGATTGAACGATACCGCTTCTCGGCCTCATCCCGCGCACTCTTCTCCTTCGCGAGTTCTTCCTGATGCCCCTTCGCTAACAACTCCTGCGCCCGTTGCCAATCCTTCGCGGCTTCGGCGTCACGAATCTCTTGCGCCTTGGTCTTGGCTTCCAGCTCTGATGCCTTAGCCTTTACCGCATCGTAGTCGGCATACTTCTCACGCTCACGTGCGACTCGTGCCGACGCCGCTTTGTTCGCGTACTCTTCCAGTTCAGCTTTCGTGATGGTAATTTTTTCATCGGGTGTTCCGGTGCCCGCTCCACCGCCATCGCCCTTATCGCCGGCGCTCGCGCTACCACCACCGGTTCCGCCTGTATCGGCGGGCATGTGGCGCATTTGAAACAAGTTCATACCGTTCGTTCCTCCTCGTTAGGGTACTAAGTCCTCAACTCTGGTTCCAAAGTTCTCAAGGTCAAGTGCCGTCATCTTAATCGGTGCGCGTAAGTCTACGTTCTTGTTCACCCACTCCCTCGGCAGGAGCATACACCGACACCGCTCTTGACAAATACTCCAACCCGTCTGAGGCTTACCAAGTGCCGTCCACTCTGCCAGCGTATGCTCGGTGCCGTGCCGAGGAAGACAGTCGTCACAAACACGCTTATCCTCAATCGTTACCCACGTCCAGAGATCACCTTGTGGATTGTCTACTGTTGCAAGTATCGCAGCATCGGCTACGTGCTTAATTGCACCACGAGCCGCCCGCACAACACCATTCGTCAATGTCGCAAACGGTGGGCGCTGATTCGTTGGCGTAGTCCCGTTCATAGCCGTAACTACTTCCACGATTACATCGTCCGATACTCCACCCAATTCCAGTCGATCAAGTGTAATCCCGATACTCGTCTCAAAAACCCGTACAGCGTTGCTGACCTCCAGCTGGAGGAACCGCATGCCTTCGGCCAGTGGTGTTTCGCTTGACGCGACAGTCGCCCCTCCGCCGATCCGTCCCACGAACTTCTCACCAATCAACGCCGCACGGGATAACACGGGAGCGATCGCATCCACAGTCAGCGTCTCATATTGATCCAACCATATGGGCATATCCACAAGCATCTCCGGTACGTCAATCACGCCGGGCAAGGTAGCACGCAAAAGGTCGTCGACCTCCTGCTCCAGCGTCAGGATCTGCCGGAAATAGATGCTCAGGTCTTGGCTCACGGCGTAACCTTAGGCGCACCGAACCGCGCTGCGAACCGATCACGCAATCCCGACTCTGCCGGCGCTGCCGGTGCCGCTATCACAACTGCATCCAGTTCGTTATTGATCGCTTCGATAACCTCGGGCGATGCACCGGGCAGCAGTGCATTGATAGCCTTGCGTACACGCTCCTTCTTCAGTGTCGGCAGATTCAAGCTCAGGCCCAGCACCTTCGTAATCTCGTCCAGTTCCTGCGTCGCATCCCGGATATCAAAGTCGGACGGCGCGTTCACGGTGTATCCGCTTTCCTTCTGCTCGTACAATTCCCAAAGTGCAGCAACGTCCTCTTCGAACTTGACCAGCCCGTCCGCCTTAGCAACCATCATGGAGTTGGTGGAGTGGAACTCAAACGCACGTGAGATACCTGACATGGCCGATGCTACTTGCTGGCCCGTACGATCTACGAGTCCACTCTCCTTATAGATTTCATGCGCGTCAGTCTCCATACTCTTGAGGAGGAATTCTGCCGGCTCCACAGGCGGGCTAACGTAACCGGGCGTGTGCTCACCCATCCCCACTGGGATAGCATTACTGGTTCCGACTTTAATCTCTGCGTTCTCATCGACCATTAGCTCCTTTGGTAACGTCAGTACGTTGAAGCACTGGCGGTATAGGAACTCATCGAGCAGCGACTTCGTGTTGAAGATACGCTGATTCAGGTACACAATGTTCGCGATAGCAGAGACGCCGAGATACGGCGTCGTGATGTTCACACCGTTGACGTACGCTACGAACGGCACGCGTCCAAGATTGTGCTCGCCCTCTGCAAGCAACTTATTCCCGGTGTCCTTGGATTCACGGTAGATTGCCCAGCCGGTTTCGTCCCAGAGCTGCAGCACCGTC